ACGAGCTGATCGAAGCGCTTCAGGCACTGCGCCGCGACTGCCCGGCGGCTGGGACGGCGATCGTGCATCACGAGATCGACTACGCCACGATTAGGTACGACCGTGGTTGTGTGTTCCTCGTCGAGGAGGACGACGACGGCGACCTCGGGTGAGGTTTCCTAGTGATCATCTTCGCCGCCGACGACCCACTCGTGTTGAACGGCACGTACGACCGTGAAGGCTACAAACCCGGCGAGCGCGCCCGCATCGAGAAGGCGCGCGCGCATCAGGTGGACACAGCAAACGGAGGACCGATGGCGAAGAAACGCACCTCACCCAAGCCAACGACTACTGGCGTCAGACCTGGACGGAAGCGATGGTCCGCCGAGCGCAAGCCCGTCACGCATCGGGTGACGACACGCCATGCGGACGGCGTCTCAGAATCGCGAGAAGTCGCGCCCGCGAAAGTGCCGATCGGCGAAGCTATGCGCCGGGCCGTTGAGGCGCTCGGCGACGTGCAGATCGATGAGACCCTCGCGCCGCGGCAGCTCGCCGAGCTCGCCGACTGCTACGAGCAAATCACACGTGAGCAGGCGGCCTTCGACGCGAAGAGCGAAGAGGCGAAGACGGCGAAGAAGGCGCTCGAGTCGGCGACGAACCTGTTGCTCGAGAAGGTGCGCGCGTTCACCCATAGCGCGCCGCTGCCGCTGTTCGACCAGAAGCAGGCGGAGCGCGATCGGGCGGAGATGGTGACCGCGGCGGAGACTGGCCGTGAGACGGGCGATGTCGAACAGCTCCCGGCCTGAGCTCGCATCCTGGCTGCCCGTCGGCGCCCAGTTCCACGTCGTGCCGAATTGCGACGTCGACCGTGGGCCACGCCAGGCGCCGCTGGTCTTCACCGTGACACGTATCACGCCAAGGGGCGTGCAGTTCAGAGCGATCGGCTTCGACTCAACGAATGATCCCCCGCGATTCTATGCGCACCAGGATCTCCTGCGGGCGTTAGTGAGTCGCCAGATCGAGAGGATCGATGTACGCGGAGAAGACAGATGTCCCGGTGTCGAAGTCCCGGATGCAGATCGAGCAGCTGCTCGAGCGAGTGAAGGCCAAGCAGTTCGGGACGGCGGTCGACTACGAGCTGCGCCAGGCGCGCGTGCAGTTCCGGCTTCACGATCGGATCGTGCGGTTCGTCATCGCGTTGCCGGACGAAAAGAAACTGGGGAGCGGCCGGCGCTTCGAACAGGCGGAGCGCCAGCGGTGGCGAGCGCTCCTCCTGGTGATCAAGGCGAAGCTCGAGTCGGTCGAGAACCAGATCGCGAGCTTCGAGGAGGAGTTCCTGGCGCACATCGTGATGCCCAACGATCAAACGGTGGCGCAGATCGTTCTGCCACAGATCGCGGAGTCCTACAAGACGGGCAAGATGCCCAAGGCGCTGGCGCCGGCGCCGCCCGAGGCGAAGTAACCATGCCGGCCGGTCAGAAGCCGTTCGTGACGCCGAAGCCGACGCCGCCCGCCTCGAGTTGGTGGCTCGACGTGCCGCGCGAGGCGTGGGGCCATGCGGTCCATGCGCGGCATGTGCAGCGGAAGGGCTGAGACGAAGTCGTTGCCCGATCACGGGCGAGAGGGTGATATCAGCATGACAATCGACACGATCACGATGGACCCGGCCGCGGCGAAGCAGGCGTACCGGGAGTATCAGGCGGCGGTGCGTGGTGATCGCGCGGGGGAACGGGCGCGCTGGCGTGCTGAAGATCTCGCCCTCATGACCGCCTACAAGCAGCTCGCGAAAGGCCGCGCCGTGCTCGATGTTGGCGCCGCGATGCGGAGCGCAGGCCTTCGCGAGGACGGGTACCCGAGGCTGGCGATCTGTGCCGCGCACCTGTCGCGGTGCTACTGCCACATGGGGTATTCCGGCGAGGTCACCTTCAGTGGGAGTTGGACGCAGCGCTGGCGCGAGCGATCGCCGAAAGCGGAGCGCGTCGAACTTCCGGTCGCCACGTTCGCGACGCCCGCGTCCAAGCGAGGGGAGACGGTTTCCACCCTCGTGCCGATCATCCCGCCCGCGCTGCGTCCGAAGTTCAAACTCGAGGGCTTCCACATGCTCTGGGAGGTCGAAAGCTGGACGCTCGAGCCGCCGCGCGATCCACTACTCCTACGACATCTCGGGGGACAGCTCTACGCGGTCCTTGCCGTGTGGGATCTGACGCCACTAGAGCGCGCTGTACTCGGCGGGCGAGCGTAAAAGATGGGCCGAGCTCAAGGCAAACGCGGCGAGCTGAACGAGCGGGAGCGCAAGTTTGTCACCGCGTTCATGGGCAAGTGCGCCGGGAACGCGACGGCTGCGGCGAAGGCCGCCGGCTACAGCCCGAAAACCGCGGCGTCGATCGCGAGCCGACTGTTGAGAAAAGTCAACATCCAGCAGGGCATCGCGGCACGCGTCGCCGCCGATCCGGACGTCTACGACAAAGACAAGCTGCAGCGGTTCTGGACGGCGGTGATCACCGCGCATGGTGAACACGACGACGCGGACCTTGGGCATCGGCTGCGCGCGTCCGAGCTGCTTGGGAAAAGCCAGCGCGTGTTCGTCGAGCATCTCGAGGTCACCGCCGCGGCGGACCTGATCGAGCTGCTCGGCGGGAAGCCGTTGCTGAAGTGATGGCGTACCAAGAGACGATCACGCCGATGCTCCCTAGGCTGCGCATTTGGATCTCGACGCCGTCGATCCGTGACTGGAAGAGGCTCGTCCGGTCCGGCGATGCCTGTTTCGGTCATCGGGAGATTGCGCACGAAGTCATCACTGATCGCATCTGCGAAGAGCTCAGGCCTGGAGTGCTGGCGATGTGGTCAGACCCGCGCGAGTGGTTCCAACAGTGAAGCCTCGCTGTCGCGTGCCGATCGATCTGCTCTGGTGGGGCGATTGTGACGCGCGATGATATGCGGGGCATCGCGAAGGCGCGCCTCCGTCGCTGGCGCGAGGATCCGATCTCGATGGTCCGCGAAGAGTTCCACGCGGAGCCGGACGCCTGGCAGGCCGAAGCGCTGCGCCTCTTCGCCGTACCCGAGAACGAGCGCCTGGCCCTGAAGGCCTGCAAGGGCCCGGGCAAAACGACCGTACTCGCGTGGATCATCTGGAACTTTCTCGCCACGCGGCTGTACCCGAAGGTCGCGTGCACGTCGATCACGGGCGACAACCTCGACGACAATCTGTGGCCGGAGCTCGCGAAGTGGCAGGGGATGTCCGCCTTCCTGATCACGGCGTTCCTCTGGACGAAGACGCGCATCGTGTATCGGGCCGCGCCCGAGAATTGGTTCGCCGTCGCGCGGACCTGGCCGAAGACGGCCGACGCGCAACAGCAGGCGAACACGCTCGCCGGGTTCCACGCCGATCACGTGCTCTTTGTGCTCGACGAATCGGGCGGCATTCCACAGGCCGTGATGACGACCGCGGAAGCCGTGCTCGCGACGGGCGTGGAAACCAAGGTGGTCCAGGCCGGCAACCCCACGCACCTCGAGGGGCCGCTCTTCCGCGCGTGCACCGTCGATGCGCACCTGTGGAAGGTCGTCACCATCACCGGCGATCCCGACAGCCCGACACGTTCGCCGCGTATCAAGCTCGAATGGGCCCGGCAGCAGATCGCGAGCTACGGCCGCGACAACCCGTGGGTCAAGGTCAACGTGCTCGGGGAGTTCCCCGACGCCTCGATCAACGCGCTCCTCGGCGTCGAGGAAGTCCAAGCCGCGATGGCGCGCCACCTGCGCACCGACCAGTACGACTGGGCGCAGAAGCGGCTCGGCGTCGACGTCGCGCGTTTCGGCGACGACCTGAATGTGATTTTTCCGCGCCAAGGGATGGCGGCGTTCAAGCCGAGGATGCTGCGCAACGTGCGCACGACCGTGCTCGCCGCCGCGGTCGCGAAGGCGATCACGCGGTGGGGCGCGGAGTTGACGATCATCGACGACACCGGGCACTGGGGCCATGGCTGCGTCGATCAACTGATGGACGCCGGCTTCCCGGTCCTGCCGATCATCTACTCGGACCCGGCGATCAATCCGCGGTATTTCAACCGGCGCGCGGAGATGTGGCTCGAGGGCGCGGACTGGGTCAAGGCCGGCGGCGCGCTGCCACCGGTCCCGGAGCTGCTCGGCGAGCTCACGGTCCCGACGTATTCGTTCCGCGGCGGGAAGTTCATCCTCGAGGACAAGGACCAAATCAAAGCCCGGCTCGGTCGCTCGCCGAACTACGCCGACGCGTTCATGCAGACGTTCGCGATCGCGGATCAGCCGAACGAGGTGATGGCGCGTCTCCGGAAAACGGCGACTGCGGCGCACGACGCAAACCCGTATGAGCGTGAGGAGA